AGAGCCGAAATGCAAAATGGTTTGTTTCAGCAAAGATACCTCAATAAAAATCTCGCTAAGAAATAAGAATGGCTGATCCTATATCTATAATGGCTATAGCCGGCTTAGTTTATGCCGGTAGAAAATTAAGTCAACCAGACGAAAAATACACAGTAGAAGGTAACCCAATAGAAGAAGAAGTAGTTTCTGATTTTTCTAATATGGAGGTTACTCAACAAACAGACTATTTAGGACCTTTATCACCATTAGTAGAACCATCATATAATTCAAAACAAGAAATGGGATCTTTCGCTCAAATTGCTCCACAACAACGTTCTTCGGGTGGTGAAGTTTTGTCTATGAGAAATCGTATGTATGACGCGGGGAGAATGAATAATCTTTCACCAATTGAAAAACAACTCGTCGGACCAGGTTTGGGTGTTGGACCAGAAGTTCCCGCATTTGGGGGTAATCAACAATTGTTTCGTGTTAATCCGGAAAATGTTGGTGCGTATCGCTTAACGACTTTACCTGGTAGGTCGGGTCCAGCATATGATGCTAAGGGTGGTAGACGTGGTATTGTCGGTGAAGTTTCACACAATAGACCAGAAAAGACTGCATTTTTACATGGTCGTCTTCCTCCAGTTGCAGGTAGAGCACAGGGTATGACTGGTAGAACGCCAAGAGCAGAACATGAACGCACAAAGAGAACAACAAATAGATCGGAAACTGGTTCCAGAACTGATACATTAAATTTTGCATCTGCAAAGAGAACTGTTTCTGCACTTACACGTGCTCAGGAACCAACACGAAACAAAGCTGATGGTGCTATAGAACAATATCAATACAATAATCAACCAGCCCCAGGTATTAGCAGCTTTGTTGGTGGATACTTGAATACACCAGCGACTAAGATTGGTGAAAAGAGAACATTCGGTTCCGCGTACACAGCCGAGGAACTTACAAAATACGGTTTCAGACCAGACGACCGCCGTGGTAAACCAAATAGAGCTGCGGGTCCAGGACGAATGAACGTCCGTGCCGATGCACTTAACCAAGGAGGTATGGTTACAAGTGTTCGCTCTGATACAACGAGAATCGATGGTCGAGTAAATGCTGCGAATGGTGCTTGGACACAACAATATAGACATAACGATTATCATAAATTCAATGCTTATAAGGGACACGAAAATCCAAATGCTACAAATATGAGTTTGGATACAGCTAGAAGACAACTTTCAAGTAACCCATTAGTTCATAGTCTTTCTTAAATAACTAAAAAATTGAGACATACACTCATTAAAATAATGCTCCTATATTTTAATGAAGGTACATACCTTAGATATAGACAGTGGTGAACGAGACCCTGTTTTGTATTCAAATCCAAGTGATTATGTTGTACACCTAAAAAACCCTATTTATGACGTAACTAAAATTTCACTTATATCAGCACGTATACATAATAGTCAATTACTTATAAATGATCATAACAATACGTTCACAATAAACAATACGTTGAATAACTACGATATAACAATACCAAACGGAAACTATGACGGTGAAGATTTAGCTTCAAATGTTGTTGTAAATTCGGGTGGTAGATTATCTGGATCTTCATATGATAAAGATACAAATTCGATAACGTTTGAAGGTCCAAGTCAATTTAGTTTTGATTTCTATAACGGTACAAATGGGTATAAATCCGGTAAAAGTGGGTACACTACACCACACGATATATTAGGTGTAACTGCTTCTAACGCATTCTCTACATCTATTTCCCCTTATAAATTTTATACTGGTAGTATTAATTTACAGGGCCCTGATGCAATTATTGTTAAAATGAGTAGTGGCTCAGATGAATTTAACAAAACAGTATTTTCGGAAACACCTTTTTATACAGGACGTATACTTCTATGTGGGGACGTGATTAACTTTTCGGGTGTTGATGACACTGTCGAACACAATTTTGATTCGGGATCACAGAAAACGATATCAAGTTTACGTGTTCAGTTTTATTACAGTAGTAACAATCGGTTAATACCATATGATTTTAGAAATGCGAATCATATACTTAAACTTGCAGTCACGTGTTCGACTGACAAACTTGAAAATATTGCTAAAGTGGAACGAGACTTTGCTCTTCCACCACCTATGAGTATCCCCGAAATGGAGGATCCGCGTAGATGGGATGCGTTTATATCTATATTTATGGTAATTGCAACCGGTTTATTTTTACTATTGGTTATGCGTAAACCTAAATTTATCGAGTAACCGCGAAGATTGGTTGAGCTGGCTTTTGCACACGTGTAGACACACGAGAGATACCAACGTAGACCAAGATGGACAAGAGCGTCGTAAACAAGGCCGTGAGCGTGTAGTTCATACCACCGTTCTTGTTGACCTTAACAACTTGGTTAACAGTCCATCTGACCAAGTCCATCCACGAGAGGGCGGCGGCGAAGGAGAATCCGGCAACGACGGCGTTGAGGGATTGGGACTCGAGTTCACGAGCGACGAGCGTAACAGTTTCAGCAGCAGTAGACATTTTTATATATAGTATCCTGAGATTTTAATCGGGGAGTAAATCTTCTTCTATTAAAATTTTTTTATAATGTTTTGGTTTCATATATCCTTTTAACATACCAACATTTATGCGTTCTATTCCTGAATCAGAACCCGAATCTGTTTCTGTATCAGAATCACTTTCAGTATCAGAACTATCATCGTTATCATATATCTTAAAATGTTTAGACGTTCCTTCATATCCTTCAGGTTCCGATATGTTCATTACTATCTATAGCATTTTTTAACATTAATTCTGACGGGTTTTTTGGTTCCCATGCATCCCAATTATCGTACGCCATATTCATTTTGACAAACTTATATTCGCGTCCAGTATATCTCGTAAAAGGGATTTCCTCATCTTCAAAATCAATATCTTCTTCCTCCTGGTCTTCTTCATCGGAAGATTCTTCGTATATTTCTGGGAAATGTGACCCCATTTTCTTACCAACCTCGTTCATGGCACAATATTTCATAGCGTATTCCAAATCTTCGCCGAGTACCATATCTCTACCGGAAGCCTTGGCGTATTCAGCTGCGAGAACCATAGTTCTTTCGAGTACGGGCTGAATAATGTTAATAGCAGAGTCCTGGACCTGCTCAATTAAGTTTGTGGTTGCGTCTTTTTCTTGTTGATTCATTATAAGTTAAACAGTGTTTTAGCAATTCCGTTTTCTACACGGAGTATGTTATAACTTAGGCCTAAAACTCTAAGTTCTCTTTTAGCTAAGTCATCTGGTAATATTTTGAGTTTTAAATGCTGTTCTTTAATTAAACTAAAATTTCTTTGTCCGGTTGGATACCATCGTTCTGGTTCAAGTGCGAAACTATACGAATAGTATCTTCTAAATAATTGCGTTCTTGAATGATGTATACCACTTTGTACTGCGCGTAAGTTTATGACATTACCTGAAACTTTATCTAAAATAATTGAGTCGTCTAATTGTATTTCAAGGTTTTGTAAATGTTCATAATTTACGTATTCACCTTTATACACTTGGTAATTTGAATCATAATCAAAATTGGTAACAAAATGACCACCTATAACTTTTTCAAGTTTTTGAATTACAAAAAAAAGTTCCTTTATGGGATTTTTAAATTCAAGTTTATGTTTAATATCAACCACAGAATCTATATTTAAATCCTGTGGTATTTCAGTCTTACTCTCTTGTATCTGAGTGATTATATAATCTATTTTTTTACTTAATAACATCTGTTTTTCTTCTTCATCTAGAGAAACCATTTCAGTTGTTAATTTTAAACTTTTTATAAGTCCTTTTGTTTGTACGAAATCACCTAAATAAAAAAATGAATTATTATTTGCAGGGTCGGTTGTGTCATACCCCCAAACACAATCTTTTAGATCTCTAAGTTTTATAACAATTTCTATTTCCTGACCTGTTATGGCACAAAGTGGTACAGCAAGTTCGGGATTATTATAAAAATAAAATGGTATATCAACAAAATATTTAGTATCAGAAGTTGCTAAACCTAGATACCCTGCAATTTGAACTGAAGATACCTGAGTACCTGAAAATTCTAAAGGTGGTTTCCCAATAAGTTTCTCTAAATTATGTTGTTTTGTTTGTGTAACGTAATTATCAGAATATATAGCTAAGAAATCACTTGGTATACGTTGAATAACCTGTCCACCTATCAGAATTTCTACATACTCAATCATGGCGTGACCTATAGATTCTACGTATCCTATACCTTCAATATTGTTCACTAAATTCTGTTGTATACTAGATAATTCAACTTTCATACTCACTGTCTTAAGAAGATCACCTTGGTTTTGTGGAATTGTACACCGAATAGTGTTACCAAATTCTACTTCACCTTCAACGTCTAAATCAACAAAGAATGGTGCAAAGTTTGTATGTTTTTGAAAATTCTTTATGAAATAGGTATATTCGGGGTCGTCTGTAAAAAAGGCGTCCTGTGGACCAGATGTTTCTAATTGAACACGTCCAGCCATTACTAGTATAACTGACTAAAATTTTAAACCCCCGAGTCCGCTGCTTATACGTAAAACGTTATAGTTTACAGCGTATACGTAAACTTTGTGTCCGAAACTCGCGTCTGGTGTATCGAGTTCAATATCTATCAAATTATGTGCTATTCTACTCATGTTAACTTGACCGGTAGGGTAATACGTTTCTGGTTTCAACGAGAAACTATATACACCAAAGTTATTACCCGTTACCCCTGTATAATACTTTAATGGTTGTTCGTAACTGAGCATTAAATTATCAGCGTCTATGATTATGTTATTGTTAAATTTCATAGTAACTTGTTTTATTGGTTCGTATTTGTATACATCATCACTTACAGCCAAAAAGAACATTTCCTTAACAGGATTTTTAAAGTTAAGCATACCAGATTTTTTAGATTCACCCGGTTTAAATTTGAATTGAGACATTTGGAGTTGGGTTATAACGTATTCTATCGGACGCGTAAGTAGGAAATTCTTTTCATCTTCTGTAATGAAAAAGAAATCTGTCACGAGAGAAACATTTTTAATAAAGGACGAAACACTTGAAGGTGGTTCAGATACATCACCACCTGTTCTCGTGTATGATATAGTGACGTTTTCAATTTTTTTAAATTTTATACGTACTTCTACGAGTTGTTTTGTTAATGCACACACAGGTATAGCTAAACTTGGGTTTCTAAAGAAATAAAATGGTAATAATACACTATAATCCCAATCGTACGCTACGTCTATATAATTACCATGTCCCGTTAAGAAGTAGAGTGTTTGATCGATATCATCTTTATTACTGTGTATTTGATCATACATGTAAATATAATCACCCGTTATTCTCTCTATGGTTTGCCCACCAATAACGAGATCGGCATGGTCTATTATATGCGCACCTATAGATTCACGGTACCGAAGCGTTTTCACATTTATCTGACCACCCATATCAGGGTGATTGTGACAGTAATAGTATAAAGTTGATGGTGCATCCACCGGTACGACGAATGTAACAGTGCCATTGTCTGTTCCATCACCAGTCACACCAGTATCATACACAGAACCACCATTACGGGTTCCATTAATCGTTTCAGATAGGTAGAAAGGGTGACTAGATGCGGTAACATTAAAAGTATACGTCGCGCCTTCATACAGTGTAAGTGTTGCCTGTTGAACACCGTCTATAAAGTATTTATTCCTACCACTTACAGATTGAAATGTTACATTAAATGATTTATCAGGTGTCGTTGGTTTAGGTAAAGTAAATTTAAGCATTGTACTTCGAATAAGATCCCCTTTATTTTTGGGTATACGACATTCTACCGATGCATCATAATCAACATCACCATCAAA